GGGTGACCAAGTTCGCCGCGATGCGCATTCAAGAGATCTTCGAGAACATGCCGCTCACCGACTTTCAGCAAGAGTACGAATGCGCGACGATGGACGAGCAGGTGGCCTGGCTTCCCTGGGACCTGATCAAGAGCAATCAGGATGAGGGGCTGGTCTTCTGGCAGGCGCATAGCGTGGAGGAAGCCCTACCGATGATCCACGAGATGGCCTTGGCCGTGCGGGAGAAGAAACTCGAGGACGCGTTCGCCGGCGGGATGGATATTGGGCGCAAGCGCGACCTGACCGAGATTGTCCTGCTCGGCAAGGCCACGACCGAACAGTTGCCCTACAGGCTGGGCATCAGCCTCTCGGGCGTTCCGTTCGATGATCAGAAAGCCGTGGTCGATACATTGCTCGAGGCGCTGCCAGTGACGCAGTTCCTGGTCGACCAGACCGGCATCGGGATGCAGCTCGCCGAGCAACTACATGCAACGCACGGCTCGAGGGTAGAGGGTGTCACGTTCTCGGCGCCGACGAACGAACTGTGGGCGGTCGAGTTGAAAGTGCGGATGGAACGACACGCCATCCCTCTGCCCCTCGATCGGGAACTGAGTTACCAGTTGCACAGCGTGAAGCGGAAGATGACGGCGGCGAAGAACGCAGTATTCGACACCGAGGCAAACGAGAAACATCACGCCGATAAGTTCTGGGCCTTGGCCCTGGCGGCGTGGGCTGGCGCATCGGCCAACAAGAGAACAAGCGGGATCTGGGTCTAAGGCCCGCGGAGAGTGAAACATGGCTGGAAGTCTGAGCACCGATCTCGCGAACAAGATCCTCAACCACATGCTTGGAGGTGGCGACTGGGCGCGCCCGGGCACGGTCTACTTGGCCCTGTACACCGCCACACCGAACGATGCGGGCGGCGGCACTCCCGTGTCGGCTGCCGACTACGCGCGCCTCTCGATCGTCAACAACGCGACCAACTTCCCTGGCGCAGCCTCGCGGGCCAAGGACAACGGCGTTGACTTCGTGTTCCCAGAGGCGACGAATGCCTGGGGCACGATCGTAGCCTGGGCGCTCTTTGACGCGCTCACGTCCGGCAACTTCCTCACCTGGGGCCCATGCACGCAGCAGCAGAACATCACCGTGGGCTCGGCTGCCAAGGTGAAGGCACACGACCTGGACTTCGCGGTGGCGCCTGGGAGCTAAGAGGACAGTCAGTCTGTCAAGGAGAACAACATGCCAGTACAAGTTATTGCCTCAGCGTACACGGATGGCCCGACCCTAACGGCTGCGGCCGCAGCGTCGTGTCTGCCCACCTATGTGCCCACCACGCTTCCGGCGGGGTACTGGCAGATTGGCCGCATCTGGCGGCTGACGGCCAGCGGGCGCATCTCTACCGTGGTTACCACGCCAGGCACGGCGCGTTTCGACCTGCGCCTGGGTGCCGTGGTTGCCTTCGACACGCTCGCCATTCCACTGAACATCGTGGCAAGGACGAACGTACCGTGGTTCCTGGATGTGCTGCTCACCTGCCGGGCAGTTGGCTCGGGCACAAGTGGGCAGCTCTTCGGGCAGGGCTACTTCCTGTCTGAGGACAACATCCTGGTCCCGCTTGCCGCAACCGGTCCAGGACCCGGCGGTCAGCTTGTGCCATACAACACTGCTCCTGTGGTGGGAACGGGGTTCGACTCGACGGCCGCTCTCACGCTGAACTTCTACTTCACGCAGACGGCAGCCACCGGCTCAATGACCATGCACCAGTTCCTGATCGAGCAACTCACGCCGTAGAGGGGCACGATGCAAATCATCCTGCCGCTGTTGCCCGATCCGACAGACATCGTGGTGCAGGGGGAGCAGACCGTCATCTATGCTCCCTCTGCCTCCATGCTCTCGCCTGTCCTTCAGGGGCAGGTCATCGGTGACGCGACACTGGACAGTGCCGTCCCGCGTGGGCTGATAGGGCAGCACGACTGGTATGGCATCAAGCCCAGAACGACCGGGCCGAAAGTCATGTCGGGCGGCGAATTGGTCATGCTCGACATCGGGCAGAAGCCGGTTGATGTGTTCGTTGATCCAATCCAGCGCTGGCTCAGTTCGGTGTTCCAGGTGGACAAGGCCGGGTTCATGCTTTCGCTATACGACGCCAAGACGATCGGTGCGCCCGAGGCGTTTGCCCAATTCATGATCTCCGAGCCAGAGACGATGGGCAACCCCGTCGTCAGCATTCCTCGGGGCGCAATTTCTCGGAGCGGCCTAGCGAAGCGGACCACCCTTCCAGTTCTCCCCGATTCATTCGGTCGGCACACGCTGATTGATGACTTTGTGGAGACGACCCGCAGGTGGTTCGTGAACGGCGTGACAAGGGATGGCGCGGGCGCGGCGCTCGACAATTGCCGCGTCATCGTCATGCGGGTCGACAAGATCGGGATCAACCCGGATATCCTGGCTAACCCGATCGAGGCCGACATAATGTCAGACGCTGGCGGCAACTACTCTGTGCAAACGGCGAACAACTTGCCGCGCCAGGTGCTGGGTTACAAGGCCGGGGGCACTGATGTTGCCGGAGTCACGGTGAACACGGTTATCCCAGAGGACGGGTAATCATGCCAGACATTTATCTGCGCATGGGCGCGGCCACCCTAAGCGACATCCTCCTGCGCGACCCGACCCAGCAGGATGTGGACGGATTCGTCGAATTAGCCGGCGTGTGCACCGTTGCTTTTGCGGGTACGGGGATGCTGGCCGCTGATAAGAGTTTGATTGGCAATGCCCAGCCAGCCTTCGTGGCAACGACCTCTCTTTCTGCGCTCAAGGCCCTGAGTGGGGCGGCGCAAGTCGTGATATCGGCCACTGGCCTCCTGGCCGCACAGAAGGCCCTGGCGGGTGTAAGCACGGTCGCGATCGTGGCCGAGGGCAAGGCCTCCGCCGTGAAGGCGCTAGCGGGCGCGGCAAGTGCCGAGTTTATCTGTATAGCCACGCTGACGGTTAGCGCGCATGAGGTGGTCTATCTGTGCCTGGAAGGATCGAGCATCGTTGCCCTCTCTGCCTCGGGAGTGCTCTCGCGTGAGGCCGCGCTGATTGGAGAGGCGCTGAGCATCGTTATCGCGGAGGGCAAGCTCTCGGCCGTGAAGTCTCTCGCGGGAATGACGGAGATCGTTGTTGAGGCGCTTGGGGCACTGGGTTTCAGAGGCATCGCGGGCATCGTTGACTTCTCGGAAGAACTTCTGGGCACCGTTTCGGTAACGCACGAGTCGGCAACCGTCGAAGATGAGATTGAGATCATCTCGGGGGGCCAACTGTGAGTAACGGATACGAGGTCGGGGCGGTTGTCCGAATCAGGGCGGTGTTCAAGGACACGGCCGGCAACCTTGTTGATCCGACGACCGTTGCCCTGCGGGTTCGCCCTCCGGGCGAGACGGTGACTCTGTACGTCTATGGGCAGAACGCGGATCTTGTCCGCGAGACGTTGGCAACCTACCGCTTCGATGTGGAGTTGAGCAAGGGCGGCGAGTGGAAGTACCGCTGGATATCCACTGGCACCGGGGCCGCATCGAAGATGGGCTCGCTGTACTGCAACGAGGCGGACGTATGAACATCGGACAGCGTCTCCTCCTTGGCTTGCGAATCATCTCGGGCGGCAAGGTGGCCTACGAACTCCTGCCCCAATGGTTGAAGGGACAACCGTCCTATCCCGACATGCACTTCCAGGGGAACGTTGTCCACGGGTATCGGAAGAACGAACTCATCTTCGCCTGCGTGTCGTACAAGGCGAACGCCGCATCATCGGCTTACCTTCGGGTCTATAGGAAAAGTGACGGGAAGATCTTGCCGCTCCATCCGCTGAGCACGCTGATTGCCCAGCCGAACCCGTTCATGACGCAATTCGACTTTCATTCCTCGACGCTGGCGCTTCTGGACTTGGCCGGCCGCGCGTACTGGGAGAAGGTGCGCAACCGGGCGGGGCTGGTGGGCGGGCTGTGGCCACTGCGGTCTGATTGGGTCTACCCGATCCAGGCGGGCGGAGCGTTCATCTCGGCCTACGAATATCGGGTGCCCGGCCTGCAACCCGTGACGCTGGATCCGCACGACGTGCTGGACTTCAAGGTATGGGACCCGCTTGATCAGTACAGAGGTCTCGCGCCCGTGACCGTGGCTGGCCGCGTCGGGGACGTGGACAATGCCATCACCGACTTCTTGAAACTGTTCTTCGAGCACGGCGGAGTGCCCTCGGGGCTCCTGACCACGAAGACCAAGCTTGTCGAGGGGGAGGCTGCCCGCATCAAGGCCCGCTTTGGTGAGCAGTACGGCGGGTTCCGGAAGTGGGTTGAGCCGATCGTGCTGGACGCCGACGCCAAGTACGAGAAGATCGGGCTCGACTTCAAGGAGATGACCTTCGACGCGCTCGACAAGCGCAACGAGAAGCGCATCTGCATGGTGCTCCACACGCCGAAGATCCTGGTCGGCGTTGAAGAGGGAACCTACGACAACTTCAAAGAGGCCCGCAAGCAACTCTGGGAAGACTGGCTGTCGGCGCAGTTCAAGCGGCTGCGCGACGAAATGCAATCGGATCTGGCCGCCGACTTCGGGGACGACGTCGAACTGCGCTGGGACTTCTCCGAGGTGCCGGCGCTGCAGGAGGAGCGGAACGCGCGCTGGACGCGGGCGATGGGGGGCCTCGCGGCTGGCGGGATCACGGTCAATGAGTACCGCGAGGAGATTGGCAAGATGCCCGTAGCCAATGGCGAGGTATTCGTTCGCAGTCAATTGCTGATGGAGATCCCGGCGAAGACGGAGCGCGCGCCGAAATTGCTGACTGACGGCCATGAGCATCCTGGCCCGGACGCCAGGACGGGCAAGGCGGAAGATCGCCCCGAGGCCCCGCCTGACGATGACGAACGGCGCCGGCACGAGAGGAAGCTGGAGCGGGCGCTCAGGGGCTCATTCGAGGCGCAGCAGAGCCGTGTGAGGGAGGCACTCAAGACCAGTGGACCGTAAGGTCTTGGAGGTCGGCACGCAGTTCTGGCACGACGAGGACGACGAGTTGTTCATGGCCCTCTACCCCGTCATCCTCGGGGCTGCGACGCAGGCGGCACAGATTGCCGTGGCTGGCCTAGTGGAGACGGTGGGTGTGGGGGTCGATTGGGGGCTGGTGAACGAGGCGGTGCGGTCGTGGGCGAGCACATACACCTACGACCTGGTCGGGGGCATCAACCTGACAACGGCCACGGTGCTGCAGGAGGAGATCGCCGCATGGATTGGCAGTGGCCGGCCGCTTGACGAACTGATGAGCAACCTGTCCCCGATCTGGGGCCCGGTGCGCTCGGAGATGATCTCGGTGACGGAAGTGACGCGGGCGTTTGCCGAGGGCAACATCGCGACCTGGCAGGCGAGCGGAGTGGTGCAGGGCATGAGATGGTTCACGGCGAGGGACGAATCGGTATGCCCTATTTGTGAAGGGCTGGATGGGCAAGTGGCTGACATTGGAGTGGGCTTCTCGAGCGGGCCTCCAGCTCATACTCGGTGTAGATGCTGGCTTCAGCCAGTGATTGCTGAGACGGTGGATTGATGGCGGACTTCTCGATCGAGATTGGCGGATTGGACGGACTCATCGCCAGGATACGCAAGGCTGGCGCGGATCTCATGCCAACCATGCGCAGGGCGATGTCGGAATCGATGTTCTACGTCCACTCGAAGGTGCCGCCCTACCCGGCCCCGCCTGCGGGCAGCACCTATCGGCGCACGGGGACATTGGGGCGCTCGATTGGGGTAGAAGTGCGCTCTCTGGGCTCAGAGGTTGTCGGCGTGATCGGCACGCCCATCGTCTATGCGCCCTACGTGATCTCCAGCGCCATGACCCAAGACGGGCGCGGACCGCAGGCGCGGGTGCACGAGGGTCGCTGGTGGACCCTGCAGAAGGTCGTGTTCAATGCGATCGACGAGGTTCGGCGCATTCACAGATGGGCACTACGTCAACTGTTCGGAGGTGGGTATGGAAACTAAGACGCTCCCAAGCTTCACGAAGGAGATCGACGGGCGGACGGTGGCCGGGTTCGCGGCGATCTTCGGCAACGTCGACTCGGGACTTGATCGCGTCTGGAAGGGCGCCTTCAAGAAGACGATTGCCGAGAACAGCAAGCGCTTCCGCCACCTCTGGCAGCATGACTTCTACTCTCCGCCGATTGCCGCGATCAAGTCGATCGACGAGATCGGGCGCGGCGGGCTGACCGATGAGATCAAGCAGAAGTACCCCGAGGCGACGGGTGGGCTTCTCGTGGCGCGCGAGTACCTGAACACCGAGCGCGGTACGGAGGTCCTTGAGGGCATCAAGGCCGGCGCGATCACCGAGATGTCCTTTGCCTACGACCCCCTCAAATTCGACTATGAGGAGGGCGAGGAAAAGGGCACCCTCATCCGCAACCTGCGCGAGTTGCGTCTCTACGACACCTCCGATGTCAACTGGGGCATGAACGAGGCCACCGTGGCCTCCAAGGCCGCCGTTCCCTACCGCGACTGCGGAACGATGGACGAGGGCAGTGATTGGAGCAAGCCAGGGCTGGGCGATTTCACGGCCGATGCCTGGGAAGATCTGTCGGACGCGGACAAGAAACGCATCGCTGCCCACTTCGGTTGGGCTGCCGAGATGCCGCCGGCGTCGTTCGGTAATCTCAAACTCCCGCACCACAAGGCGCAGAAGGCGGACGTCGGACCTGCTGTGTGGAAGGGCGTCGCTGCCGCAATGGCCCGCTTGCTACAGGCGGGCACCGACATCCCGGATGACGACCGCAAGGCCGTCTACAACCACCTGGCGAAGCACTACGCCGAGTACTCGAAGGAACCACCCGACTTCAAACTGATCGAGTTGGCCACCCTGAGCCGCGTCATGCTGACGGGCACACTCAAGACGGGCCATCTGATTTCCGATAAGGACGTGGAGCGGATCCACGCCGCACTCCAAAACCTGAACGAGATGCTGACGGCAGCCGAGCCGCCAAGCGAAGCAATTCGCAAGGCACTCACTGAGCAGGTCGCGTTCGACATCGCAAAGCGCGAGATTGCGCTGCGCGAAACTCTGCT